TGGCGATAAATATTTAAGTAAAAAATTTTGGCTGGATTCTAGCGATAATCTTATGTATAACGGCAAGGCTCCTGAGCTAGTCGAAACAAAGTCAGCAAGAATGCCAGCGTTCTTTGAACATAGCAATGTCAACCTACCCCAATATTCTTGAGCCGATACTCGGACCAACTCTTGAATCAATCCTCTTAGAACTAGAGGAAATCCATCCACCACTTAACCCAAACCCAGATGAAAAGATGGAACAAATTATGTATCGCTCTGGTCAACGTTCAGTTGTGGAGTGGATTAAAACACGTTTAGAGGAGAAATAAAATGACAGCTAGACATGGAACGAGCCACTCAAGAAGAGGTGGGGGGCACAATCGTCCTGGCCGAGGATCAAGACTAGCATTCCTCTCTCGTTCAAGCAGTAGTGACACTACAGAAGATGCTTCTGGTGCTTATGATGATACGTGGATCCGCGACTGGATGGGAGATGCAAGTACTTATAATCAACACAGATTTAATGAAACCGAAAGAAATTTAAGATCCATTGAAGATTTACAATCTTGGAACCAAGACAGGTTTAGCGAGATTCAAAATCTACAGACTTGGAACGAAGACAGGGCGAGAGATATCCGAGGTCTCACTACACGTACAGATGCAAACACAGATCATCTTGACTTACTACAATCTAGGTTAGATAACTGGGATACCACAACTGAAGTAGGTGATGTAGAAGGTCTTGATCAAATTCTTTCTGGTTTACAAAGTGACTATCAATCTGATATTCAAGATGTAGAATCACAACTCGGAGATTATCTAAAGACAGGTGACTTCAGCCAACGTATGTATGAAAACCTAGATTCTTTAGGTCAGACATTACGTGGTGAGTTTGGTCGTCAGATAGGTTCTTTAGATCTAGAAAGTATACGTAGATCTATAGCTGATCAAGGTGGAGACTTAAGCAGACTGACTAGCGACTTTGCTGGTCTGAGTTCAGATCTGAGTTCAGACATACAAAGTACGGCAGGTGATTTAAGACAAGAGTTTGGTGATCAAGTCTTGAACTTATCAGATACTTTTGGTGATCGCTTAGGTGATGTACAGACAGCATTAGGTGGTGACATAAGTCAGTTATTTAAAGAGTCAGGATCATTACAAACTGGTCTTGATACATTAACCTCTGGTCTTGGTACTACAACCCAACAACTAGAAGCTTTAAGAGATTCCTTTGGTGATTATAAAACTGATGCTGCCACAAATTTAGGCAATGTTAAAGAAGCATTTGCTAATCAAATAGGAGAACAAGGTACTGACTTTACTGAACAGTTAGGTAATCTAGAATCATCAACCGCACAGGATCTCTTAGGTTTAAGAGAAGACGTTGAATCTGATAGAGCTAAAGCAATTAGTGATCTTGATACCACTTGGTCTGGAAGATTACAAGATCAAGACCAAAGACTTCAAGAACAATACCAACAAGGCGCAGACGATCTAAACAAACGACTATCTGATATCTCTTCCTCTATGAATTACCGAACATTAGGAGATAGCGCACAAGGCGTGAAGATAAGAAGATCAAGAGCTTATAACACAGGTCGTACACGTTCAGGTACTGGACAGTTAGGAAGATCAATGAAGATAAGCACACTAAACATTTAATACAATGACAGCTAAATCAAGATATGACAGTTTATCCAGTGATCGTTCCCAGTTTCTAAACGTAGCGAAACAAGCAACAGAATTAACCTTACCTTATCTAGTAAGAGGAGAGGAAGAGCAGAGTAAAGGGGCTAAGAATTTAATAACTCCTTGGCAATCAGTAGGAGCTAAGGGTGTAGTAACACTTGCATCAAAGTTGATGCTTGCATTACTGCCTCCACAAACAAGCTTCTTCAAGTTACAACTTGACGACTCTTCATTAGCAGATGGTGGCATACCACCTGAAGCTAAGTCAGAACTAGACCTTTCCTTTGCAAAGATTGAGAGAACCATACTCGAATCAATCGCTGCCTCAAGTGACCGTGTGGTCGTACACCAAGCAATAAAGCACTTGGTTGTCGCAGGCAATGTATTGATCTTCATGGGTCAACAAGGTTTAAAGATGTTTCCGCTGAATCGTTATGTATTAGAGCGAGATGGTAACGGCAACGTGATTGAAATTGTTACGAAGGAGCGCATTAATCACAAGTTATTAGAGGGTATCGTACCTGATGAGATATTAGGACTTAAGTCTGAGGACATCATTGATGAGAGTTCGTACACAAGCCGTGAAGAATGTGATGTCTATACTCATGTAAGACGTGAGAACAATAGAGTCGTATGGCATCAGGAAGTTTACGATTATGTCATACCTGCATCTAGAGGTAAGGCTCCACTAACAGCTACACCTTGGTTGCCATTACGTTTTAATACCGTAGATGGTGAAGCCTATGGAAGAGGCAGAGTAGAAGAATTTATGGGTGACTTGAAATCCCTTGAAGCATTAATGCAAGCTCTCGTAGAGGGTAGTGCAGCTGCAGCAAAGGTTGTTTTCACAGTTAGTCCAAGCAGCACAACCAAACCACAGACACTAGCCTCGGCTGGTAACGGTGCAATAATTCAGGGAAGACCAGATGATATAGGTGTGGTTCAAGTTGGTAAGACAGCTGACTTCCGTACAGCGTTTGAGATGGCAATGCAATTAGAGAAGAGGCTTAGTGAAGCTTTCCTAATTATGCAAGTCAGAAATAGTGAACGCACTACAGCGGAAGAAGTAAGGATGACACAAATGGAATTAGATCAGCAGCTAGGAGGCTTGTACTCATTACTGACTGTTGAATTCTTAGTGCCATACTTAAATAGAAAGTTAAACGTATTCCAAAAGACTGGTGAGATACCTCGGCTACCTAACGACTTAGTTAAACCTACGATTGTTGCAGGTGTTAATGCGCTTGGACGTGGACAAGATAGAGAAAGCTTGACTGCATTCTTAGGAACTGTTGCACAAACAATGGGTCCAGAGTCATTAATGAAGTTCATCAATCCAGAGGAAGCAATTAAACGATTAGCTGCAGCTCAAGGTATTGATGTATTAAATCTTGTCACCTCAATGCAAGAGATACAGCAGAGAGAGCAAGCACAGCAACAGCAAGCTATGGCATTGGAAGAAAGAAAGGTAGCGGCACAGGAAGCTAAGGCACCTATGGCAGACCCTACTAAGAACCCAGCACTAGCTCAACAACTAGAAGGACAACAACCACCACAAGGAGCTTAATGGCAGAAACATTAACAATGAATGAAACTCCAGCCGATAACCCTGAGTTCACTCAAGAAGAGATGGACTCACTTAAGGTTGGTGAGGAGATGGAGACTCAACAAGAGCAACTACTAGCAGGTAAATATAAGAGTGCTGAAGATCTTGAATCAGCCTATATAGAATTACAAAAAAAATTAGGTGAACCCAAAGAAGAGGTAACTAATGAAACTGAAGAAACCGTCTCCGAAGAAACAACCGAAGAGCCAAAGGAAGAAGAAGAGCCTAAAGATAAAGACTCCAGCGTACTAGATTCTCTCTGGGAACAGAGGGATAATAAAGATGGGTTCAGTCAGGATTTATTAAAAGAACTAGCTTCTACTAACCCAGGAGAATTAGCCAAGGAATACTTAAGGTATCGCAATGCTAACCAACCTCAATCTCTAACTGATGAGAACATCTCACAACTGATGGAATCAGCTGGTGGTGAGGAGAAGTACAACACAATTGTTGGATGGGCTAAAAACAACCTCTCCGATCAAGAGCAAAAGATGTATGACACAGTAGTAGATAGGGGTGATCCTCTCGCTTGCTACTTTGCACTACAAGCATTGATGGGTAGATACAACGATGCTGTTGGTACAGACGGAAGAATGCTTACAGGCAAACCACCTAGCTCATCCAGTGATGTCTTTAAGAGTCAAGCTGAGATGGTTAAAGCTATGGAGGATGACAGATATAACGATGATCCTGCATACCGTCAGGCAATCATGGAGAAGTTAGAAAGGTCTAACATTGCATTTTAGGTAGACATGGCGACCTGACAGTTCATCATCGCCATTCACCTATCTTTCAATTCAATGACAGTTATAACCGAATACGGTAAACAAAACATTTTCGCAAACGAACCACCTATTGAAATCATGAATCAAGAAGAAGAAAACTTTCTCATGCACAACGCTGAAGAGCTTAATGGAAGAGTAGCAATGCTCGGCATCATCGCAGCTCTTGGAGCATACGTAACAACTGGACAAATCATTCCAGGTATTTTTTAAACACTTTATAAATGACTACAGCCACACTAACAAAACCATTTGACAACTGGCAGCGTTTCTGTGACTGGGTTACGAGCACAAACAACCGCCTCTACTTGGGGTGGTTTGGTGTTCTCATGATCCCTGCACTATTAACCGCTGCAACAGCATTTATCATAGCTTTTATAGCTGCACCACCAGTTGACATAGATGGAATAAGAGAACCTGTAGCTGGATCTCTACTCTATGGAAACAACATCATCTCGGGAGCGATTGTCCCGTCAAGCAACGCAATCGGTCTTCACTTCTACCCAATCTGGGAAGCTGCAACCCTCGACGAGTGGTTGTATAACGGAGGACCATATCAACTTA